CTTCTTTAATGCTTCTATTTCTTGTGGAGTATATTTAATGTTTTGACCTTCTTCTGGTGTTTTTGCTGCAGGTGGTGCTCCTGCTGCTTTTTGTTGAATTGCTGCTGGTGGAGCTTGTGGTTGTGGTTTTGGCAAGTTAAGCGATGCTGGACCGCCAATCATTGGATCTTTGGATGGATCTACAAGAAACTGGTTATCTTGATTTGTTCCTCTCCAGACAGAACCAGGAATTATACCATCAGCGTTTGCCTGTATATTATTACTTGGATCGCCATCATTATTAACTGCTCTAACTGTTGCTGGACTACCTCTAAATTCTAGAGCACCACCAACAAAAGATGCAGCACTTGCTTGCCTTTTTGGATCAGACAATAAACTGATGACTTTTAACAACGTTGCCTGACTTTGACCGGACCACGCAGATGCTTCTCCCAAAGATCGTATTGACTTAAATGCTGCACTACCTCTAGTATATACGCCTTGGAACTGTCCAGGAGCACCAAGAACATCGGTATAGTTACTACCATACCCAGGAGAAGCAACTCTATTAGCAACCACCTGCAGCATATCAGCATATCCCTGGTCACTGTTACCTTCTGTGGTAAGTGCAGCAGCGATACGATACATCTCAGCAGATTTTGGATCTGGAAGTTGTGCTGAACCTCCTCCGGGATCTGCTCCACCACCTCCACCACCATCAGGTGCGGGTATATCAAACAAGTCTAGACCCAATAACTTATTAATATCTTGCTTCAACATTCTAACTACAGAGTTAAGAGAGTTGTTCATCTGAACAAAAGCATCTCCCATTCTCTTCATACCCCTGTCCGCTGCTCTCTTAATAGCAAGGAAGTCAAACCTACTGAGTCCAGCAGTAACCTCACCAACCATATCTCCAAAACTTACCAAGAAGTTCTGAAGACCCATTCTAAAGTTGTTGAGAAGTTCGAAGTATTTCTTCATCCTCTCAATCAAATCTTGAGCAGCCTTGATAATACCTGGGAGGTTAGTCAAAGCCCATCCAACTAGTATTGTTCCAAGGAAGTCAAGTATTCTCCCTAAGAAACCTCTAGTGCTATTCACAACAGCACTAGAAGACCTTGATATTGCACCTTTGACAGAAGATGCCTCTACAATATCCTCTCTTTCTCTTCTTCTTGCTGCTTCTCTTCTCTTCTTAAATGCTGATATGCTTGCTGAGAAAGACTTTCTCTTGTCTCTAGTTGACTCGGTAATGGTGGTTCTAACACTTCTAGCAGAGTCTCTTGCTCTAAGAAGACTTTTATTAAGTCCAGATAGAGACTTATTGATATTCTTTACGTTGATGGAAGAACGATATGCCATTTACTTATGCCCACCCTGCGTTGTATACAAGTTGTGAACTAGTAATATAGAAGTTATCATCAGGAGCAGTGGGAATGCTAGGCAGATAGTTAGCAGAACCTAGATTTTTGTTTTTCTGAACATTGCCAGCACTAGCAGTTGATTCATTATTAATAACAGTTACATTACCACCAGTATCAGGTTCTTTTAAAGATTGAAGATTATCACCAGAACCTTTTGGTCTTTGGATAACTGGTTTTTCATTAAATAGGTTTCTAAGATCAAAACTGGTGTTTAACCAACTTTCTGGATCTGTTTTTACATTTTCACTATAGAAGTTTCTACCTCCCTTATATCCAAGGTAGCTGGATATTAGAGCACCAACACCTATTGGAAGTTGGAACAATAAGTTCTTTGGAGCAATATAAGCAAGACCAGCAAACAATGATGCAGGAGCTGCTGCACCAAAACCACCAGCAAGAGAGGAACCAATACTTTCACCAAAGGCAAGGTCTATAGCAGTCGAAAAACCTAGTGAAAAAAGTCCTTGTTTTCCTACAGATTTGCCAAAACCCTTTAGACCTCCTGCTGGTTTTGTTGTTTTAGCTGGTGGTGCTGCTCCACCTGTTTTACCTCCAGGTTTTGCTGCTGGTGGTGCCTTTGGAGGTGCTGGTTTTGCTGGTGGTGCTTTTGGTGCTGCCTTTGGTGCTAAACCTAAACCTCTTGCTACTCCCTTTACACCTTCTTTTACAAGGTTTATCAGAGCATTGACTGGTCTTATGAGTAAGTTTCTAAAGACAGCACTACCAAGTCTAGCACCAAGTCTGGTAAGATAACCAAGTATAGTGGTAAGACCACCACTGAACAATAGGAATATACCACCTACAACACCAATATTCTTTAAGAACTTCTGCTTTAGTTCTTCTAGTCTTTCTTTATCACCAGATATCAAAGCACTAATGGTAGATAGTGCCATGTTTCCTAGGAAACCTGCCAAAAGAATCATAAAGAAGTTTGCCAGTCTACCTAGTGTAAACCGCGCTTTATTACCAATCTTTCTAACAGGTCTGAGAAGAGCAGACTGCATCTTGCGCTCAACGACGCTCTCTTTACCTTCTCTAAGTTTCTGCTCTGCTAATATTTCTTCTTGTCGTCTCTTCTGTGCTTCTCTTGCCTGATCTAGTGCTGAGTCTTCTCTGACTCTTTGAGCAATACCATCCAGAGAAGCACTCAGAGCAGTGACTTGGTTAGTTAGGTTTACTAATGAGGAGTTGATATTATCAAAAGCAAGTCTATTTTGCTGCAGCGCAAGCGTAGTTCTAAAATCTTCCCTTGGTTGTTGTTCTTGGGGACGATTCAGAAATGTAAAAGAAGAAACTCTGGTTCTTCTAGGTTTTAACGTAGTTATGATTGGCGAAAACTCAGCCATTTAGTTCAGCTTGCTGTTGTTTTAAATTCTCTTCCTCAATGTATTGTTTTAGGAAAGTAAGATAAACTTCTCTTTCCCAAGGTATCATATTTTCTAACTCAGTCAATGAGTATTTATGGTGCTGCATCAGGGCAAAATTTATCTTAAAGTATGACTCAAGATCCTCATGAGCCATACCTACGCGAAAAAAGCGTTCAGTCCCTCCAAGACAATATCACTCTCAACCTTAGTATTAGGATTCATAACTTTAATAGTATGAGACAACTTAGGCATCGTCTCAAAGAAAGTTTCAATCTCTTTAAACTGCTTGGAACTCAACTGCTCAAGAAACTCTCTAAGTTCTTTCTTAGTACAGTCCGATGCTGCCCAAGACTCTTCTTCAGAGTAAACTTGCTCAATACAAGAAGAAATGAGGTCAAAAGTACCGTCAAGGTTGAGTTCTTCTGTGCTAAAGTTATTCTTAACAAACTCCTCCATTGATGGATACTTCATCCTAAGGATGAGATCATTGTCAAGTTTGATATCTTTGTTGTGGTTTTCTCCCGTTTGGACTTTGATATCATCCAGGTTGATTGCCACAGGAACCTGAGTGACACCATCATCTGGGCAGGTGATGAGAACTTCTACTTCTTCACCTACAGACTTACCTCTAATGTTTAAGAAGAGATATTCGATATCAAAAGTAGACAACTGCTCAATCTTGACACCTCTGGTCAGGATACAGTTTGAGATAACTTCCTTAACGGCATTAGTAATTTGTTTATCATCTTCACTTTCCATTGCGATGATAAGAATTTTTTCTTCCCTTACAAGAAAGGGGCGATATTTGATTTTCTTTCCACTCGAAGGCAGTTCCAACTCATAGGTTGGTGTAGAGATCTTTGGTAAAGGCATAACAACCCAAAAAGTTCAGTTAGGAATATTTATCTGGGTCCGTAAGGGCTATCGTAGACTAAACCTTTATTGAGTGCTTCTGCCAGACCCATACCCTGAGGAATGAATCTTACACCACCAGCACCAGCGGCACCAGCAGATACTGGAACATATCTATCTTTTGTTCCTTCAGATGAAGGACCACCCTTATCATCTTCCTTGTTACCATCGATTCCTCTATTGACAGAGTAACTATCACTTCTACCACAAATATATCTGTCGTAACTAAAACGAACGGATGCCTTCAGTATCTCTGAAGTATCATACTTAACGGTTGTTGATGACAAGTCTCTTGGGAACAGTCCCCAGAAAGTATACTCTATATTCTCACCATAGTCTCTATCAAACTTAATGATTTTAGTTTGATTTGACTTATAGTCTGATGGATACTCCATTCTAAAGTAGTAATCATCAGATGCTTTTCTATGAGCAGAACCATTGGCAATGAACTCCATCCAATGCTCTAAGAACTTGAGAGTTCTATACTCATTGTCAACATAAAACTCCAGACCTATCTCAGTAAAGAGTCTTGTATGAGCCATGTTCTCAACGACTCCCATGAAGTTCCCTTTAATATTAGCAGTAGCAAGGGAACTTCCAGGTAGAGAAGCAGAGTAACAAAGAAGTCCTGATGTTTCAGTAATGAACCTATAACCAACTCCACGGACATTTAAGTGTTGTCTTAAAGGTAGTGGAAGTCCACCAAAAATAACCTGATAATGTGAGGTTTGCGCTAGGTTAGTTAGTGCTGGTTTAAAATCTGATATCCTTCTTGGTCTAGGTGCTGCCACTCTAAATACCTTATACGAGTCTTACATTATTAGTTATTTAGATGGCATATAAGGGAAAGTATCAACCTTCCAACCCAAAAAAATACAAAGGTGATCCAAGCAATATAGTATATCGTTCCCTCTGGGAGCGCAAATTCATGAGATACTGTGACTTGACTCAGAATATTTTAGAATGGGGTAGTGAAGAAATGTATGTGTGGTATCGGTCTCCAGTAGACAACAAACCACATAGATACTTCCCAGACTTTTATATTAAAGTTCAGGAGTCATCTGGGAAAATAAAGAAATATATTATCGAAATCAAACCACTTCGTCAAACTGCTCCTCCAGCAAAACCAAAGAGACAAACTCAAGGTTATATTCGTGAGGCATATGAATATGCTAAGAACCAAGCAAAATGGGAGGCAGCAAAAGAATGGTGTCTTGATAGAGGTTATGAGTTCAGAGTCTTTACTGAGAAAGAACTAGGTATCAAGTAATGGCAAAAAGACCCACAGATACAGATACAAATGTAAACCGAGTCCGTGGGATAAGTGATAGTATTATTGGTACTAGAGACCCTGATGATATTATGGTAGAACTCCTAGAAGTTCTAGATGAAGGACCGAAGATACCTGAAGCAGGTAAGTTTTATGTCT